ACAAAAAACTACAATCTGACGAAAGGGTGGATTTATCCATTGTTCCTATTGGCGATGGGCTGACCTTGGCGAGAAAAAAACACTAGTAAATGGGCTAATATTGTAGAACGTTGTCCGATAAATAAGTCTCCGGTTATGCCGGAGACGATTTAGTTGTAGTTACTCTTTTGCGGTTATCTTTTTTCGCACATCCATCAATATCTTTCCATAAACATTATCGCCGCGTAAGTCACGCCCGCAACCCCAGAAATAATCATATTGGCTATTTTCGACGATGTCATCGTCGCCAGTGCTGAGTAGTGAGCGCCGAACATCTTCATGGGTGCAGCACTTAATGTAAACCGCGCGGGTCATAAACGTTACTTTGTTTTTTTTCCAGTCTGAGCGAATGTTTCGTTTCTTCGCGATTTTGCGCGCTTCTTCTGCGTTGCTCGTTGTTTTTATACTTTCCTTTATCGATTCGTCTTCAAACTTATTCGCTTGATAGTAGTGTTCAACCGATGGCCATGTATCCCCATCGAGTTCGAAGGCGTGGCTTGAATAACTCGATAGCGGATTATCAGCATCGGTTCGAGAAACATAAACTGCTTTTTTGTCGTCAACAGAAAACATAATTACACACATCTTTTTAGATTGAGAAAAAGAGATGTCATTGTAAATGAATTTCATCTCATGTTGCGCTAATTGATTCTCTAATTCTCAATCCCAGATTAACTACCCAAGTGGTTATTTATGTAGCCCGGCGATCATTTTTAGACAATCTGGCAGTCATTTTTAGACGGGGTTTTAAAGGCTATTTACAGTCATTTTAAGACAACTATAATGCCCCCAGTAGCGCGGCGGCTAACTTGAGAGCTTGCGACACGTAACTTGAGAGTTACACCGGTTTCAAGGCCCTGTGCGACACCCCTATTCCCCTTATTAACTCATGGATACATCCAGTGTTTAAAATACGCTTTAATAATTCAATTTTGATCCAGTGATTAAATGTGTTTTAAAACATCGTGCGACACTTAACTTGATAGTTGAATAGCACACCCTACCTGCTAATTACTAGCTTAATGCCGCGCTCATCCACCACACGCCTGATTTTGCATAAATACGATTATTTGTTGTGTCAATAACAATCGTGCCGCTCGGTGGCGGACTACTAAAATCAGCATCTGAGGGTATACCAGCTTTTGTAAATGTACTAACCCCGCCAGGACATTGGACTACTTTGTTATTCGTGACCTGAAGAACTGTATGGTTGTTTCTCAACGTTGTTGAGCTAATGGGTGTGCTCACGGCGCTGTCGACTAAAAACATAGATATTGCATTATTATCATGTACTATCATTGTTCGTGTCGAACTACTGATTAAATCCCAGTTATCATTTGCATCGCTATAGCGCATGCCATAGCTCCACGACCATCGCATGTTGCTGGCACCCGATTTAGGAACTAAATCTTTTAACTCAGACGTATAATTATGAAGACTAATTGAATGAGCATCCAAACCAGTGTTGTGACTAGCTGTAATTCCTATAGAATCCTTAACTCCTTCCGCTGATTGACCCGTTATTGTGTTATTAGATACCGAGCAACTCCCGGCATCAATTGTGGTTGAGCCATCTTTAAACAGAAAGATACCGTTCGTTATATTCGCACCTGCATCTGAAATAATGTTATCTGAACATATAAAGTTTTCAGCTTTATTGACTCCACTTACTGCGTATAACAGTTTTACCCTTATACCTGCATAACCTAACGGATCAATTATCTTATTACCTGTGATACGCTGTTTATACGGATAGTTTGAGTAAATACCATCCCCACCCGGATTGATTACCGTGTTATTGATGGCGCACGCTTGAGATGATAACGAGATGCCCGCACGGCTCGGAGTTGTGTGTAAAGGATTAACATGGGTATTTTTAATTGTATTTGATATCGCATAACACGCGCCCTCAATTCCATTTTCAATCACATTCTCGATGTTATTATGTGTCACCATAACCTCCCACGGTGAAACCGAGACATCTGCGGCATATACTTCCCATACGAATATACCCACTTTACCAGTTGTGACTGTTGACGCATCCTCGGTGCCGATATTCTTTAAAGTGTTATGTGTGACTAGCGCTCTTGTTTTGATACCAAGTCCTAGCTGGATACCTGTTGCGAATGTATCATTTATCGTATTATTGGCCACCCATGTATTGTCTGTAGGGCCGATAACATTAATACCGATACCATTGCATTTTGAGATCCTGTTAAATCGTATTTCAACATCATCGGTATAATATGAATATATTGGATTGCCTTCAATTGATCCGTCTACACCCTCAGCTCCAATAAAATCGAAGTCATTATCTATAAATCGATGCCCTGACTTCGTCTCGTTACCACCCACGGAAATACCGTTTTTCTTAACATGATGAAAATAACATTTTTCAACTCTTACATATGAAGCACGTTGAATTAAAATACCGTGGTCTAAATTTAGATAATTATCACCGTCCACCTCTAGTCCTGTAATGGTTACATTAGATGTGTCTTGAATAATGACACTTGAGTTTGCAGCGAGTTTAAATATTGACTTACTTGCTGCATAATTAACTGAGGCTGTAATCGTGATCGCGCCCGTAACCGCGATACCGGCACCTGATGTCAAGTTAGAGATGCCTGCATCAAACGCATATTGAATGGCTGTCGTGTTTACTGTAGCGCCGTCAAACTTAACACCAAACTGCTCTAGGCAAACTGTGTCGTTATGCTGTAGCTCAAACCTTCCAGCCCCAACATGCCCTGCCGGCAACCACACCGTACCTGCGTTATGCGTTAAAACCGATGCACTTTTCCAATTATACGGCCCTCCTCCCCCATCACCGGGTGTGTCGTATCCCAAAACAAAAACTGAACGATAAATCGTAGGGTCAGCAACCGCATCGAGTTCGGCCATGGTGTTGAGTACAACGCCAACCGACTTCACCCATTGCAGATCATCGGCAGGATTTAACGCTTGGCCAGAGGCTTCAACGAGGCCAGCGCCTTCACGCTGTATTGTGTTCAACCACGGTGTCATGATATTAGTAGCAGGTGTTACACCCGGCACACCTTCGGTGAATTCATTTGCACCATCTGCGGTACTTGTATCGATGCCTATCTTATGCATTTTTCACCTCTAACATTTTAGGTATACGCAAAATCAACGCGTGCGTGAGATTGTCCTAGTTTTTTAAACGTACATTCCATCACGGCTTCGGCACCCCATTCGCGGATTGGGTCACCCGCTACCGCTGCACCGGCCACGGCCATTTGTGCTTGCCCAGGTGCATACACGCGCCAGATATGCAGGAAGCTATCAATCGTAATCGTAAAACCAAACGCCGCCGCCATATCAATCCAGTATTTATTATTACTTCCACCACTCGCTGTAAAACGTGCGTGAACGGCCTTTACACGCTCTTCAAGGGCTAAATAATCAAACGTACATAAATCAGGAAGCGCTAGCATTTCTTCATACTCAGGCAATAACGCAGACGTTTTGCTCGGTAATATTTCAGTGGTTAATTGTTCGATCATTGCATCTGCACGGGCAAATTCTTCAGCCAGCGCTTTTAAGAGTAATGCCCAATCAGATTCCAAGTCAGTGGGCAATGCATCACCGGGCGGTTGTAACGCCAACATTTGCTGCAAGTAATCATCAACACTCATTCCCATGTGAAGGCACCGACCACCGCGATTTCAGGCGTTGTGGGAACAACATTCGCCGCAGGTATTGTTAAATCATGATCGGTTTCACCGGATGCTAAGCTAATCGCTTCATTGGTTTGGGTGAGTAACATGGTGCCACCGGGTTCGGAATTGCGTGTGTAAAAATCCTTAATACTGGCTTCAACCGCATTCTTAACCGCGATGATATCCGGCGTAACAGAAAGCGTGAAATTAACAATATGGGGTATCGGTGCTTGTACTTGAAAATCTTGATATGAATTAGGGCGCAACGCATCGATATAATTAAACACCGTGGTTACATCACCGGCTAGAGGAATACCATCGACATAACTATCATCCATCATAAAGCGAACAACAACAGATCCATTTCCGTTTTCACGTGGGTAACACCATGCCCTTGTAACACCCGGAACTTCTTTTGCCCATGCAATATAATCAGCGTCATTACCGCCGTGCGGTGCTTGTCGTTTTCGCTCGATCAATCGGCCTCGGTAGTCTTCAATGTCTTCTTCGCCAACACCACCGGTCAATGCATTTACATCGACTATTGCAGTGCTATCAATACCAGGTATAGGACTAATCAACGTTAAAACGGTAGCGGCAATCGCGTTACTATCACTACCAACTTCTACCGCCGTTACATCAACCAGCGCAACACCGGCGGCAATCGTCGCGAGTGCATCGGTGGTGTACTTAACGTTATCTGCACGTTGTATAAAAGTACCCGCCTGAATATTAGTCGTGTCCGTGCCGGCAAATGTAATCTTACCTTTAGCATTCGCAACATCTTTTTTAGGTATGGCGTAGTCACCGCCCCAATCATCCAAACCTTCTGCATCTGCTGTCTGAATAAAAAACCGTTTTTTTGGAACACTTTCAATGTAGTCATACAAACCATGCATAGCACCCGCATGCATGCGTAGAATAATATCCGCTAACCGACGACGTAGGCGTGGGTCAATACCCACCAAATGGGTATCCATATCAGATTGACCACGGGCGATTAATTGGTCTAGCGTTGGTCTATCAACCGGCATTTAACACCTCGTTCCACAAATTATTAAACCGAAAACTAATCTCATCACCATTGGGTTTCTTAAGTTTAACGACCATTCCAAGCACACCGCGCTCTACCCATTCCGTTACAACGACGGCATTACTAACAATACCGTCTTCAACCATCCAGGCCAGTGCATCCAATGCATAATCTTCGGCAAGCCCTGCGACTTCTTCTTTTTGCTTTTCACGCTTTAACAACCATAAAAAAGAACCATACTCATCATCGTCATCATTAAACTGATTACCCCACCAACCACGAAGATCATCATCTTCAACCTCATCAGGTGAGGCACGTTTATCTAAAAACAAACTTAAGACCACAGCGGTGTACAAACCGTTATCCGTTACAATTTCTCCGCCTAGAATTGAAAGATCAAACAGCGGTGAATAATTATTAGGATCATGTATTAGTGCGAGATCAGTCATGGATTACGGCTCTACTACCGGTGTTGATGATGGGTTGCCGGGGCCAGCACATGTGTGAGTATGAGCATCATGGGTTGTTCTAATATCTGCCATGCTGCCCGCGCTATCACTCACATCACCAGTAGCCGTAACATTTGCAGCACTCAAATCACCCGTAATAGAAACATTAGGTGCATTAATCTCCAGCTTTGTCGCTGCCGTAATCGCAATCGTGCCACCGCGTTTTATATGTATGTAATCCCCTTCATCGGTGTAAATTGCCACTTCACCTTGCGCCAAACTTTTTAAACGATAACGTACATCATCAACGCAAATAACCACGGCATGAGAACGGCGGCCACCAATAGAAAGCATGACCGCTTTAGCATCCGCATGCGGGTGTGACGTAAATCCATAATTCTGCACACGTTCAACATCATCTAACACCTCACCGGCCAGCGATTTAACTTGTAAGCGTTGCAAGCCCTTATCGTCTTTCACCAATACGACATACGCCAAATTTACAATCAATTTAATGCGTCGATAAACAGGCTTTAAAAGCCGATTAACACTCTGTATTACAAGCTGCATTACAGCCATGGGTCATCATCCTTTTTTTCTTTTAAAGGCAACACTTCATACGCTTCAGCCGGTACCACATTCATCGTTGCGAGCGTACCGTCTTTATTAAGCGTATAAGAAATGGTTTCAATCAAAAGCTCTTGGTTAATACTCAGCATTTCCGACTTCACCGGCACTAATGTATTCCTTCGCCACAAACCTTTGTCATGATTCCAGCCCTGTACAACGATTTCAGCACGTCGAGACCTCGCACGTCTTACATTGCGTTCCCAAATTGCCTGGGCTTCACAAGCTGTTGCATCCGCTGCATCTTCCGCCAATATTACGAGTGTGCGTTCACGTGTCACATCATCATCTGTCACCGTTTCGGATGGCCCTACTGATAAACCCGGTTCCGTAAAACCCTCATCATCCGATTGACCTTTAACGATATACGTTTTGTATCGGTCTCTATACGAGCGTAGCGCATTACCACCTTTGATATTAACGCCTTCAACCAATGCAGTGGGTGCTACATCGGTACCCGCACGGGTTATTAACAATTGTCCGTTATTAGGTATCAATAACACACCGCGCATACGGGCTGCTCTATCCAGTAAATCAAAACAACTTTCACCCGGCTCAAGCCGGAACTTTTTAAATGCTGGCCCTACGTCAACATCTGCGACAACCTCAACGCTATACACTGCACATACATCTTTAGCGATTTCTAAGAGCGTTTGTTTGTTCCATTCACCAGGGTCAAACACCGCCGAGCAATCTATCAAGTCCGCTGTTTTGTCTCTACCGGTAACCCGTACACCATGATCTTTTGCATCAAAAAAAGGCAATACATCATCAATATAACCATCAATCACTAACTCGCCATTTAACTTGATTTGGCATTCATCGCCCTCATGCACTTCACGAACGCGTTTAGCTTTTATATCTGTCATCGCTAAATCAAACGACCCAGCAATCGAGGAAATAGAAGGAATCACCTTGACCTCTTTCCACCCGGTATAGATTTGTGAGCCTATTAATAATTCAACCGTGCTTTGATGATTGCTTTGGTGATCGTTAGGCATTAACGAGCAACTTAATCGGTTCGCCACCGGGTACAAACCCAGCGCGTTTTATTTTATTCAAGCGCACAATGTCTTTTTCCTTAGCCACATCACCGTGTTGCTGATAAGCAATCACAATGGCTGGCAGGGTGATTAAGGGCGTGTGATCAACCAGTCCAGGTGCAGACGCGGCGCGATCAATTAAATCTTTATTAATCGCCCCTGATAGATCTTGAAATGACGCATACACAACACCGGAAATCGGCGCGTTGGTCACATCCGTATTAAACGCAGGATCACCCAACAATGTACTGTTGGTAGCAGGATCGTTAATGACATTTGAAGTTGATCGAAGCTGGTTATCAATCGCATCGAGCAAGTCATCACGCACCCGCACAATATCGTCTACCGCGCCTAGCGCGCTGGCATTCGGGTCATCTTCGGCAACCACAAGGCAAGACAACGCAATCGCAAGCCGGGTTATTAACTGTCGGAGTTGTTCTTGTGCTTGGGCTTGGTCTTTGCGTTGCTGTGTTAATTGCGGAACCGTTGATACATCAACTTGTTTACCGTCGGTATCCGTTGCCGCATTCTTTTTGCCGGAATCAAACAGCCCTTTATAAATACCGATAGCACGTACCGGTTCCGTTAAGGTGTTTTTGATCTTACCCAGGCCACCCAATAACTGAGCCGCAAAATTGGCTGGCGCACGTATCAACGCAGAGATAGGCCCGGTAATAGAACCCACCACATTGTCAATCGCACCGATAATATCGGCCAAGTCGTCTTGCAACTCGGCCACTAAATCCTCCGCCATTTCTAATATCGCAAAGTTCTCAGTAAAGTCATTAATCGAATCTGCAATCGACTTATTTGCCGCAACCGCCAAAGCGGCTTGCGTGTTAACCGTAATCGTACTCTCGGCGGCTTCACTCTCAATAAATGACAATACAAATTTGCAATAACCACCCTTATCACTTCTTTCAATTTTACGCGCATCTTTAACGTGGGCCTTAACAACGCCAAGGCGCGGCAACGTCAGCGTACCCGGCCCTTCTTTGTTCAGTGCTTTAATCAACGCATCACGCGCAATGTGATAGTTAGGCCCAATCACATACGCATCTAAGTTATGCTCCGGTGTGCGCGGCCCCATGTCTTCAATTTCTGATTTTCGTCGAGGGTATTCATGTACCGCTAAACGACGACCGAATGACCCCATGGTTTCCACATCGACTTCAAACTTCGCGTCACGGAATTTGGCTTGCTTTAAGGTATCGCGCCAGCTCATTGACCGGCTCCCATAACGCCGGTGTCAACATCGAGTTGCATGCCTTTGGCGTTGAGTGATTGCACAGCCACGGGAGATTCGCTTTGGATCTCGATGACGACTTTGCCTTCGGGTGGTTGGGTTGTAGTAGATGCACTGTTTCTCTGACGTGCTAAATCAAATTGTTTGTCAAAATCTAACTTAGTTTGGGCTTTATCGTTTCCAAAAAACGCGAGAACCTTGGTTACATAGTCAGACTCGGCCAAGGCTCTGCCCACGGTTTTATCAGCCGCCGATCCTTTTACAAAATTATTGTATATGACATCACCCGCCACATAACCACCGGCAAGCACAGCAGCCGGTAGGCCTACTTTAGTGGCTAATGATTTACCTACACCTTTACCCGCACCACCACCCAACACAGACTTAACATTGCGCCCTGTCTTTACGGCCATATTAAACGCAATCGCTGCTGCACCCGCCGCAGCAATACCCGCTGCAATATCAAGCCAGGTTTGCACGGTTTTAGCATCAACGCTATTGAGGAAATTGGTTAAGCTTTTAATTGGCCCAGTGAGTTTATTATCTGCGAAACGTTGCCAGGAGGTGTGTAAGTTACGAAATGCGGCGGCACTGTCTTGTGCTGCACGGGTCGCATTTTTTATTGTCTCTGTACCATCTGCATGCACATCATAAAACCGGTCGAGGCTTTTTGTATCACCGGTGAGTTTGTATTCGCCCATCAACGAATTAAACGCACGAATCGCCTCTCTATCGAAAATAGTTCCTATTTTTATTTTATCGCCTTTGGTAACTTTGATAATCTGTTCCATAATATCAGTGATAGACCGAAAGACTTTTGTTCCATCTTCTCTTACTTCTTTTTCATCAAAAAGCTTAATCCCTCCGGCTGTTAGTTTCTTAATTTTTACGGGATCACTAATGGTGCTTAACATTGCTTCAAATGCGGTAGCGGCGTTGGCAGACTCTCCCGTTCCTTGTCGAACAACTTGTAATGCTGCACCCATTTCGCGTATCGCCGATAGACCTCCGCGCCCCATCGAGGTATATGCAGAAACGACCTTTGGGCCTAAAGTTGCCAACTCTTCTAAAGTAAATGCACCTGCTTTACCTTGCACGTTTAAAATATCAAGCGCTAGTAATAACTGATCGGGAGAAGTGATTCCCATTTTTTGAAACTCAGCCGCGATGCCGCCAATATCTTTACCGGCTGCTCCCGTTGCTTGTATCGCCAAAGCGAGGTTACGCATATTGGCTTGTGCAAAATCGAGATCTCCGGTTTTCTGCGTGATTTCTTCAATCGCACTGATGATCTGACTCGGGTCAATTCGGATATCAGGCGCTTGAGCTACATCAAAAATCTGTTTCTTTAGCTCTTTCATTTTTTCAATCGGCTGTTGAGCATCAATACCCAAACGCGTAAATCGTCTTTCAAGGTTCACGGTTGCCGTGCCTGCACCAATTGCAGCACCACCGGTCAATAACGCCGTGTAACGATTACCCAGCTTATCCAAACCTCTACCGGCCAACGCCGTGGATTTTTTTAAGAACCGCATAGAGCGCTGGCCCTTCGAAGAAAAGCGCCCCATGTCTTGGGTATACTGTCGCGCTTTACGTGACAGATTACCGGCAAGGTTTATAATGTATGAAGTTTTTAGTTCACCCATTTAATACACGCTTTGTATAAGTGATGAGTTGAGGAAGTGGCAGTGATAAAATGAAATCACTGCTCATGGTTGTTTTACAGCTCAAAACCAATAAACAGTTATCAACCAGCGCTTTGAGCTGTTTCATTTCGCCCCCGGCTGGCAAGTCCCTCCGTGTTCGCCATGGCTTCGTCGAGTTTTTCAGCCGCGATCTGTAATATCGCCATATCGCGTGGTGATACTTGTTTTAGCTGGTCAATCGTTAAAGGGCCATTCAAGTCACCGACTTTTTTAACTTGTCGGCGCAATACATTCAAACCCATCAACGTGGGGCTAGTCATTAGTTGCAAACCACCGCCGTGGTAAATAGGTACTTCACTTTCCAGCTGTGCCGCGATAACGCTACCACCGTCTAACGGTGCTAGAATTAAATCACGAATTTTTTCTTTTCGATCCCCATCGCCTTGATTGCTGCGAAACGTATATTCAACGCCATCTTCCAGTTTGACATCCATCACAGCACCTCATCACAACGCACAGCGTGAAACTTCAACGACACTTCACCCGCACTGGCATCGATCTTTGCGGGTTCAGCAAGCCATGACTGTTGATAAATGTATTGCGCACCGGTATCAAGCTCGGCCGTCACCGTTGCATTAGTAATATTGTTAAAAAACACCAGTGAGGTTTCTTTTTTATGATGCACTTTAACCTCAAGCATCGGCGGCTCGACTTTCTCTTGATAGCCTGACACTTGACCGGAGCCAGATTTTGGGTCGCGTTTAAAGCCACCCATATCAATATTAATACCATCGTCTAAGCTCTCAAGTTGTGCGCCATCAACACTAATCGTACCTGTACCCGTTATCTTATTACCCATAATAGCTACCCCTTAAACGATAAATTGAAGTTGAGCCGCAAACACCCGAAACTGATTCATTAAGTCCGGCGGTGCTAGCACATTCACGCGGTTGGCATCGTTGCCATCGCGTTCAACCACGAGATCTTCTTTAAACTGTTCAAAGTTTTCAACCAGTCCCGCCGTTTCCCACTCGCGAAACAACGCGATCAATTCGCCTCTAATCACCGAAGGCGTTACCACTTTTTGCCCTGGCCCAAAGCGGGTGCCGTCACTGGCTAACTTATGCCGTGGGAATTTCAAACTAATCCGCGCACGAGTGCTGTAACGCAAATAAGACAAGGTCGCACCGGTATTCACATCGAGATAACTCGGATCAGGCACACCGAAAGCGTTCTCTTGATACATCGTGACTTGTCTTTCAATCAACACCCGACCACCGGCATCTACAATCGATGTAGCAACACCATCACCGAGTAATAAATTGCGCTCTTCAAACGTCCAGCGATCAGTAATTGCAGGCGGTAACACACCCGGCATAAATAAGGTTTGTAAAGGCCGTGCCGGATCAATCGACAAGCTCATTGCGGCAACACCTGCATTCACAGCGGCCCAAATATACGGCGGTGTGGGAGAGATCCCGGTACCCATACAACTCACATGTTGCGAGTTACGGCCATCACCAAAGGTTTGCGTAACGCCAACCGATCCACGGAAGGCGGTAAACACTTGGCCATCAATTTGTTTGGTCGGCCCCCAGCGTGTCGTCATCTCTGTTTCCAGCGCGGTGAGGTTCGTTGCATCCGTATACGGGCAGACCATCACGTTGTACCATTCGTCACCCATGGCCGCGATGGCGGTTGAAATATCTGGATTAGTCGTACCGGCACTCATCGCAACAACAGGGCAAGTAATACCTGCCGGTAACTCTTCACCGATTTGATAATTCACGCGCATGTCGATGTCATTACCGACTTCACCTTTGTGGCGAGCGGTTACATCCACTTCGTTCAGCGTTATACCATCGACCGCAGCCGTGACCGGTAAATCCGTCACCGCATTAATTGCAGCGGCCATATTAATCGCAATGGCATCGCCATCATCACCCACCGCAACGGCTACACTTATTTTTTTACCGGCAATATAAAGCTGAATCGTACCCGCTGCTGTAGCTGCACCCGTGGGGGTGACTGTACCCGCTGCTAACACACCACCCGCATTATCATCGGATGCAATCGCCCAAAGTTCTACAAACCGGTTTGCTTTTTTCAAGGCTTTAATCATCGCAGAGAGCATTGAACCACGGCCAAAATATTTCTCCGCTTGTGCCTCTGAAGTGACAAGTATAGGCACATCCGCCGCTACCGTACCCACTGCTAAGCGTTGGCCCATCACCAATAATTTGTAAGGGATGGCCGGAGTACCTTGCACGGCGCGTGAGTTATCAAACTCAATATACGTGAGCGGAACTTTAATATTGTTCGGAATCTCGTTAAACATTATTTCGCTCCTTTGTCTTTATCTTTTTCAGGCGTGGTTTCTTTTGTTGCTTTCGCCTTTTCGACTTTCTTAACTTCTTTCGGCGGTTTCACTTCAGATACATCCTTATCGCGCAAGCGGCGTTTCCAATACGTATTATTCGGCTTCCATTCGCCATCTGCACCAAGCGCGAGATTGGTGGTAGGGTCACGAACAACCAGTGCTTTACCCTCAACTTTCTTTTTAGTTTCTGGATCAATAGAAACTAAATTATTCGGTTTTAAAAATAATTTGTCGGGTTTATTCGCCATGTATGGCTCCTTTAAACAATCGGTAAAGTTTCGTTAACGGTTATATCAATCGTGCCATCAGCCGGGGCCATGTCGATATCGGCGTTGAAGGTTTCAAAGTCATCGAGCACCGTATCATCAACAAACTCAAAAACCAGGTTAGGTAATAAAAACGTGGCCGCATAAACCATCACGCCTTTTTTATCCAAATCTACCTTAAATAAGTTTTGCACTTGCTGAAACCGCAGCACACCCACATCGGTAATATCCAAATGATTCAAGTGAGGGATAAGCGCATTTAGAATGTCATACGCCCCAATCACATTTGCGGCACCGCGTTGTTTTGCACGGTGGCCACCGGCATGGTTTACCAACACATACAGTGCAAACACACCATCAACCATTGCGATTTTATCGGTCTTTTTATTACGCCCACCTAAAAAACTCACATACGCACCCGGTGAACTAGCCGCTAAACGCGTTAACAAATCAACATCGAGCGGGCCAGGTAACGTATCAACTTTGCGTAGCTTATTGCCCAACTGTGTGGTAATCGTGGCGAGCATCGCATCTTCAACTGCCTCAATACTCATTGCAGAGCCTCACGTATGAACCGTTCACAAATCGCATCAATGTCATCTTCGTTATTACTGTTGAGGCCGAGCACGGGGCGAGCGGGTAAATGGACAGAGTGATTAATACCGGCATCACCGCCGAATTCATGGATGGCCGCATATTTCTCCATACCAGACCCATGCACAACGCCGGTGCCATCGATATAAGTTAGATAGGTATACGAGTCACGTAGATGACCACCTTTCGTTAGTGTATTACGACCCTCGTTAATTGCACTTTGACTCGGTATCCAGTCATTACCATCTTTATCTTGCGCCCGTGCAAACCGATCAACGGTCGTACTTACCATATACTCACCGACATCATCGAACATCGCCCGCGCATTAAAATTTTCGATCTTTTTAAGTGCTTCTTGAATCGATGGGCTTGTATCTTTAATCGTATAGTTGAATTCAACACCGGCCATTAGTAAGTATCCCAATCGGTCACGCTATTACCTTGTCTTACTTTCATCCGGCCCGGTGATGTAGTAGGGGCAGGGGTATCAACACCGAGGCTTTCTTTACCGTCTCGTACTTCTTTTAAAAACTTAATGGCATCGTCATAGCGTTTGGTCACATGATCAGTCGGGCTATCTTCATACAAAAAGTAACGAGCAATATCACAAGCTTTAAGGTTTAAAATATCGGGTGTCGGAGAGAGCGGTACCGTATAACGATTTTTTAGCTTTGAATCAATTTCCGCATCGGCATCGGCAATCGCCTTATTTAAAACCGTATCGTCAATCAAGCCGGAATTGCTTCTATCCGTAAGCTGTATCAGCTCGGACTCAGCAAATCGATCAATCAAATCCTGCTTAGTGCAATACGGCATTTAAACGACCTATGATTCATCTGATTCGTTAGCTGCTTGCAACTCTGCCCAAATCACATCCCGCAACTTAGCACTTACATTAAACCCGCATTTTTCAGAGAGCACTTTTGCGTCTGGTTTATTCGATGCGGTAAAATGGGCCTTGTCGTCTTTATCCAGCGTGTTAATCACTTCGATAATTTTCTGCGTTTGTTCATCTGATAATTCGGGCTGGGTGTTATCCGGCTTGGCGTTGTCTGCTGGCTTAGCCGCTGTTTTTTGTTCGGCTTTCAGTTCACTAATCGACGGCGTGGCATTTCCGAACATTTGGTCGGCTTGTTTTTGAGTCAGCTCAATCTCTTCACCGGCTTCATAGTCGTCTCCATCCAGCTTTACACGACTTTCACAGATATATGTTTTGGTTTCTTGATCGGTTTTTTGAGTAGGCATAATGTAATCCTTTTAGACGCAAGGGTGACTTCTCGACAATCACCCTCACTCTTTTCGGCCTTCAAGTGCAACTATGTCGGAACAGTTGCACTATCCCCGGTTACGACAAACAACGACCGGACGGCTCTCTCTCTTGGGTTTATGTTGCTCTACGCAATCGCATTAATAATTAAAAACCCGCTGGTAATGCCCGATAAAACCGGCACACGCTCATAACCAATGCCATACACCCAACTCTTGGTAGAGTTATCCCAATACGGTACTTCAACATTTGGGTGGCCGGTGAGCGTATAGGTATAACCATAACTTGGCTCTTGTGCGCCACTGATCACACTCGGCACATAGGCCAGCACCACGTCCTTACCCCAAAAATCAATCGAGGCATCTGCATCATCAAAACCAATCGCTTTACCGACAACAACCTTATCTGCTTTTAACGCGGCGGCGAGTAATTGCTCGGTCACAATCGCAGTTTGGGTGTATTTAATTTTATCGGTAATCTTTGGATGCTCACACAAAATATCAAAAACAGCAGAGGGGATTGATATCACATTCGGATACACACCCGTGCTTGATCGAATCGCTTCACGTGCATCATTAATATCTTTTACTGGGTCGGAATTCACATAGTCATTCCATTGATCCGTACCGGCTAGCGTCACCTTGTGGTTCGCATCATAGCTTGCTGCATTACGCGCAATATCTGCATGCTGCTTTTCCATCACCAATGAATTAACACTCATTACGCCGCTAATAGCGCCTGAGGCCAAATCAATACCCGGCACAATACTCGCGTCCCGCATATGTTCACGGGGTACCGCTGCTTCAACACCATGATTTTCAACCGCATAGGGTTTACCTAAATAGCCAAATTGGATACGTTGAAACGGCGTACCCGGAGCGCGGGCCGTTTTGTATAAGCGAAATGAGTTTTTATTAAACTCAATCACCTGTCCACCGGATGATTCAACCGGCACACGAGGAAAAAGTGCATGGCCAATATGTTCAGGGTGTTTATACCCCTGCACCACGTTGGATAGAATAGGGTCGATAACCTGACGTTGTGCAGAAGTAGGCATAAATAAATCTCCGTTTAATGTGTTCTTTTAAATTCGTTATAAAATAATTAAGGCAACAACAATACTTCTATTTGGTCACCGTCCGCACCGGCTGCTTGCATTGCTCGCGCAACGGTAACCCCAGCGGCTTTAGTCACAAGCTTGCCGTTCGCACCGACTTCGAGATCGGCATCTTTCGCAAGCGCAGCACCGGCAACCGCTACTGATGTACCCAACACATCCACCGCGAGCTGCACACCTGTTTCGCCGTCAGTCGTTGCCACGCCAAACATCTTGCCCGCCGCAACGGCTAACGCACCGGCTTGTGATACCGCAAGGTGCTCATTAAAATCAGCCGTAGCGGCAATGGATAATGTTAAAAGTTGTACTTTATTCGCTGGCATTTTTAGCCCTCTCTTTCTACGTGTCGGATAGCGCTAACGTAATCAACGCCCTGGTTTTTAGCCATATAATCCCGTGCTTTGCGATCTAAGACCAAGCGATCCGCATCTACATGCGACCCTTGAGGGCCAGAGAAATCACTCGATGATTGACCATCAACATCCTCATCCGGTGACTGTGACATATCAACCTGCACGGGCAATTGCGCAACAAAGTCACTAAACCATTTTATCGGATCGATCTTGATCATTTTTGCATTTGCATCATTGCTTTCGGCAAACTCAAGCGTCACATCGTCACCACTGCCAAGGTTCAGCATAAAATCAACAATGCCACTCGCTTGTGCGGGGGTTAACTGACCTTTATCAATTAAGCCATCAACCTGCGATTGATAATCACGGCGTTTGTTTTTGTTTTGCTCATCGGCTAACTGCTCTTTCAGCGTTGTTTCAGATGCGGAAAAATCCGCTTGTGCCGAATCACGGCCGCGTTTTTCAGCAGCTGCAACCGCAGCATCCATTTCTTCTTTAGTAGGCATAGGGTCTCCATCATCGGGTTTATTAAAAGCGGGTTTGTTAAAACTAGAAGGGGAATCTGACTCTTTATCTTTGTTGCGCAACTCGATGGCATGTTCGCTTAACGAATTAATTTCGTAGTCCGGGATTAATTCATCGGCTTTTTCTACGCCGTCTTTTTCAATAACATAATCACGAAATCGGCGAAACAAACGGGCAACAATACCCGGCGTATAGCTATCGGATGAAAACTCATAATTTGCGGCATAATCAAAAAACGTATCACCATCACGTGCAGAATAAACCGCATCCAGTCCATCAACCGCAGGGGCCGCTGCACCGAGAAAACCGACATGCTTTAAATAATATCCACTTTCATCTTGCCCAATGCGAATAGACCGATTCGGCCAAAGGCCATCTTTCACACCGGTTTCGAACGCATCATAAATCTTATCGCCCTTAACTTGCAGTTCATCACCGACACGGCGCACATCAGCAGTCCAAGCATAAGCCGGATCATTGGTTTCAGGATGTCCGATAACAAACGGCGTACCACTGTAGATGTTTTTTTCAATGCGAGAATTGGTGTTTGCTACGATTTGATCAAGGTCGGCATTAGTCCACGTTCGTTCGTTACCCGCGCTATCGGTTTGAGGGCCAGACTTAAATGCAGGGAAATAATCGCTAAGACTAAAACTGTTTTTTTGGTTTTTTTGTGTTTGTGTATTTGGCATGCCGTAAAGATACGACACAAAAGAAAGGTTGCTAAGGCGGGTAATACTACCCGCCTTGCTGAGTGCGTGTTGTGTTATAAGCTAATAGGGATTGATCGCAAAGTCAAGAAACGTAAAAATAAACGAAAAGAAAGGGCGTGTTATGTAATTATTAAAATCAAGCGTAGCCTGGGTGGAGTGTAACGGAATACCCAAAGCACTTCGTGGAGCAGACTCTCCGGGAGAACGAAACCACAAACCCCGGATTCCGCTACGCTTCATCCAGGCTACTCACTAAACCAAAGGAACCAAAATGAAAACGATAAAAATGCCACCCCTCCCAAAACGAAACATACCGCAAGACTTACTCAAAAAGTGTCGGCTTAAAATTAATGAGTCACTTCAAAATCAAGTGCCATACCCACAAGCAAGTTTAGAATTAAAGAAGATAATAGATCAGTATTCGTTAAGCCAGAGCGACATCTGAATGGCTTAATAATTCGCGAGTAAACCTAACTAAGCTTTCAATATCATCTTTGTTTGGCACCTCAGAACAAAAAACGCATCGAGATACGATAGGCTCTAAGCATTCTTCCATTTTGAGTTTTTTCAATAAGGGTTTAATTTTCTTCTGCCAGATAGCTGGTTCCTGAAAGGCGGCGATATCAACTCTATTACCAAAGCGACCTAAACTCTCCCAGGCAAGAGAAGCCACCGCATGCACAACGGCGGTTTCGTAATTCACCTTCTCTCTCTGATACACAAGCCGCAATTTATCATGCACAATTGCGAGATCAAACGGATTATTTCTTTTATTTAAAAAATGCTTAAGGTCGTGCACGGATTCATCAAAGAAGCCAGCTTTCTGAAGCACTAACGGCAACCTTAAATAACTGGCTAACGAGTAATTGGTATTGGTTTTTGGCATCAACTCCCTAGATGTTCTCAGTAGCTCAATGGCTTTGGCATAATTTTTTGCATTAATGCACTGAGTGGCCTCTAAATTACATTGGCGTATTTTTTCTTCGGTCACCGTATTGGGGCGAACCGTAGCCCTTTCTGCAAATATAAGCATGCGCACACTCCCTGTTATTTAAAATCTAACCATCCCCACCAATATTCAGCCCTTCGACATGGATCACCAGGTCTCGCGCCACCACTACAACATCAGTGTTTTCAAGGCGCGCAATCTTGCGTAAACGCCGGTATGCGCTAGGTCGCGACAACCGAAAACGCTCAACCAACAAACCAATCGCAGTATTCAGTAAAATATCGTTTTCATTATTACTATTAGCTGGCAAGCGTTTTAAAATTGTATCCACACTAAAGCGGGTTTGATCCAGCGACAACGGCTTAATCAAATAATCAATCGCGCCTAAATCCATCGCGCTGATTTGCAATAACGCTTCCCGGTCTGACGACATCATCACAAACGCTATCCGCTTATCACGCAGGTGTTCAGCGAGTTCACTCCCCGTCATGTTCGGCATGTTCTGATCGGTAAGTACTAAATCCGGCGTTATCGTTTTTAAAAACGCAATCGCTTCTAAACCATCGTTGACTACGTATACGGTATGCGTTTGCAGCGCGTGTTTTAATGATTCGCGTATAAAGCTGTCGTCGTCGACGACTAAAATGATAGACATGATCGTGATGCTCGGTTGACTGCGTACCAACTACATCGACCACCTGGTCTACAAAAATAGATCGAAAGACTACGTAGGCATCACGTATAAACTTGATTATTTTAAAACCCTGAGTTGCAGCAAACCGCAAAAACGCACACGCGGACAACGCAGGGAACATCGCAACATTCGTCACGTCGACTCCCTCCAATTTATTGTCTTTGTATACGTGCAACCTACTTTTGATATCAGTCACGTATGTGCCGAAGCGATTTGTGGCCCCGATGGTGAATCCGCGCGGCCCCATCCCTGGGGTAATGGCGCGGATCACTGCGTCTTTAAACGCGCTTCAACGTTAACACAAAAAAATAAGGGATCATATATAGCCCATAAGTACTAGGCTGTAATCGTTAACTAGTACTAAAGTACTAGCCCACTAGCCCACTTTGCGCTGTTTGACTTTCTGACGTTTGGATTTTTGTTGCTTAGCATGCTTTGACGGGCGATCACCCTGGGCATTTAGCCCGATTTCTTTCGCATAATTCTCAGCCAATGCAAGCTTCGTTAAGTGTTGAGCTTTTTTAATCACCTGCATGCGGGGGCCATCATCCAAGTATTGATACATTTTAATAAATTCAAAAAATTGCAGCCGATCGGCTTCGTTATAAGCGTCGATACTTTGATTTAATTCACTGAGACCAGGGGACAGCGCTGTTTCTTTCGCATCTCCGGCGAACAATGATGCTCGTTTGTCCACATCTAAATAGCGGTACATCTTAAAAAACTCAAAAAACTGTGCGCGATCATCCGTATTGAGCGGTCGCAAGACTTCGGCGACTTCGAGTAAGGCATCAAAACTACCCGCATCAGAAGCGGGTTGATTATCGTCAAATTTCCCAACGTTGGGCTTTTTGATTGGCTCAACATCATAAGCACCCTGGCCCTCGGCGGCGATGGGTTCCGGCGCAGGGGTGCGGTTGCCGGTGAGTAAATAAGTCGTATCAATGCCTTTTTCTCCAATTAGCATTAAATATTTTGCATCAGGTGCACGTTCGTTCACCTCATAATTTAGCTGCGAGCGCTTTGAAACTCCAGCTGAGTCTGATTAAGCCCAAGCCTCTTTCTTTCAGACTTAAGTCTTCCACCAAATAATGTGAACGAATTTGCCATATTTTCTTGTAAAGCGCACATATGTGCACTATAGTCACCTTACTTTAGTTATAAATTTCAATTTTCAAGCACATTAGTCACAAAAAAGGCGCTGGAACGCCTGAGGTAAAAACTATGCACTATGCCGACATTATAGCGGCTTTAACCAAAGCCGCGTATAGCCAGACCAAAATAGCCGCCGATTGCGGTGTAACTGGTCAGGCTGTCTATCAAGTCATTCGCTCTAAAAACAATTCATCTCCCATTGCAAGACGTATATCCGAAGTGACGGGTATACCCCTTAAGCAAATCTGGCCCGATGGCCGGTATAACCAAGCTGCTTAATTTCCACCTACCTCTATATAAAGGAATAGATAGATGAGCCAAACCGTACAAAACGACAACATCCACTTAATTGAAATCCCATTCAATGGTGACTCGGTTTTTATCTACCCGCAGAACGGACGGCCCTTTGTACCGATTGACCCTATTTGTAATTCCTTGGGGATAAAGGTCAAAAATCAAATTAAGCGATTGCAAAAACAAGCGGCCCATGCGGACTTGGTGATTATTCAATTCCCCGTTGATGGTAAACAATGGCATGCAATACCGATTGAAGACTTGTCTTGGTTCTTGCGTACCGCACGGCCACAAGACGAAGCGATCTTGAAAAAACTTGCCATCTATCGACAAGGCATCGTTTGGGTTTTGCTTTGGTATTGGTTTCAACATGCAGACACCTATCTACCTCCGGCACAGTTTCGCGACAACATAAGAAGTATTCATCCACCCAAGCCAGCACTTCCACCGAGAAAAAAACCACGCCTGAATATGGAGCACGTTAAAGAAATGAAACAACTGAAAGCTCGCGGTATTGCGCAAGTTGAAATAGCAAGGCTCGTAGGGTTTGGAGCATCGACCGTTAGCGAATGTTTGAAAGGAACTTATCCCGTTTCGGTACAGCATGATGAAGACCTCTAAACAAACATATACAGGCGCACAGCGAAGCCTATTAAAACTCGATAGTTCAACGATCATATTTTTTCTACCCCATTGCATAGGTTTACTTCAAGCGCGGCTTAAAACGCGTTTAAACGCACGATAAATATTAGGAGCTTTTAGCATGACGCATCATCAAAAGGACTCACGGCAAAGGTCTCGGATTCCGCTACTCCGTCGATTACTTCCTGGGCCAGTTTTCTACTATTTCTGGCGTATTTATAAACGTCATTCATTTGTACATCCTTATAAACATAAGTCGGATAAAGAGATTATGCGCCATCGAGAGATCGTCAAGATACGCCGGGAAGGTATGGCAAGGCGGTCAAACAATGTCACTGATAAAAACAGGAGCCACACGCATGACTAATCCTCAAACACCGCCGCCCAAGCCAGCGAAAAATGGAAATGCCTATATACCAGTAAGCCGCTTAGCCGATGTCCGCAAAGCGAGGGCAATAGCATTACACCATCGCGTCCTAGAGCGGATTCAGGAGACACACCAAAAAGCTGCACTTCTTGGACAAGCCGATCAAGGCATTCAGGCATCGTCCACAGCCGATGGAGTAACGCCTGGGCATCTTGCTCATCCAAACCAAAGCGCATTAGTTCAGGGGTCGCGTTCGCCATGTGATGAGGGAACGAATCAATGAGCCAGCGCATCAAGCGGCCTTGGGCTGCATCATCAATAACAGGTGCGGTTTCTGGGGCGGGTGTATCGCCGAATAAGTTACGCCGCAATGTATCGCATTCAATAGTGACATCTGCAATCGACATGGCCACCAAGGTCATATCGTTAAAGTCTCGTGCGACTGAGGCAACCGCTTTTGTTGATTTCATATCACATTCCTTTTTGTCTGTTTTAAGTATCACCAGTGTAGGAGTAATCAGCAATCGTGTCACTGGTAAAACCCGAACTGATTTTTACCAGCATTAGCACGATTTTTACCATCAACTATAAATCACACAATGAGGGGGCCTAAAAATAAAATGAACACACGCACATCGACACAAGCACAACAAGGCGCATTTGATTTAGACATACCGAACACACGCGCCAATCCACCGGACCTAGATATTTTTAACGAGCTGCAAGGTGCGATTGCACTCGCATTAAAAAAAGCAACACGGCGCGGATTGTCACGTGAGCACATCGTTGAGCGCATGAATTTATGCTTACCCGATTTAGACAAACCGATCACCTTGCGCCAACTCAACGCATGGACAGCCAGGAGTAAAGAGTATTCAGAATTTCCGTATCGCTACCTACCTGCATTTTGTTGGGCAACGGATTGTTATGTACCGCTCAACGTGGGGCCAAGTGAGTTGGGCTTTGAGTTGATCGATAGCGACGATGCCAAAGCGTTAGAGCTGGGCCGCATTGCATTGGCCAGGGCGGGGCTACAACAACAAGAACGTGCGCTAAAGCGTTGATCGTTTTTTAAGCTCAAATTACGCAACGTTGCGTAATTTGAAACTAACGCAAATACAGCATAAAAAGAAGGGAATAGCACCATGCCAAAAAGTAACTTACTAAAACCACCCAGTCATGTGGTGAAGTATTTAAAAAAACTGGAACTCGTGCCAGTGGATAAGCTCATGAAAATGCCAGCGGAGGAAAGGCTAGACCACGCGATGACCGGCGACCGCCTGGAGCTTGCCGGGGTACTTTATAAAGGCTTTGCATTGATTGGGCTGAAAGACGAGCTAGGTCACGGCATTTATATGGCAGGACTTGCCGAGAGAGGAATTGGCCGCGATACCGCACAACGTGCGATTAATCTTGCAAAGCTTTCTGCGAGAGTATCGGAAGAAAACTTTGCAACACTTCGAAACTTACAGCCTAGCAAATTACTACTATTACTTGCTTGGTCGGATGACGAGCTAGACGATTTTTTTAAAGGTGAAGAAACTCACGGCATTACCGTCGAAGATGCCCAACTCAATTCAGTCCGCGAACTATCAGACCAAATCAAATCCCACCGCGATGAAAACGACGAACTTCGCCAACAGCTTGCCACTACACAGATCAAGCTGAACACCACTCAAATAATATTAGACGATCTACGCGCTAAGAGAAACGAAGAACCGCAGATCGACTACCACCCTTTAATCCAAAAAGTTCGCATCGAAGGTGCTGCACTAACCGACCACGCGTTTTTAGATATTGATAGCATCGCCGCGTTGATAGATGAATTAGAGCGTAACGCTAACGAGATATCAAAAGACCATCCCAGCCAAGTTGAAGCCGCTTTAAGTACCCTTTGGATAAACCTACATGCGATAAATGCCAAGGCCGCACAAGCACTGAATACGTTTGTTAAAACCTTCGGCGCACTCACTTTAGAAAATAGTGAGATTGCATTGATGACCGACATAGAAGCCAAACGTCTGTTGGAAAAACGTACTTACATGACCTCGCAACATCATGCCGAAAAAGCATTACGTGATGAGCACCGAGAGCGAATCGAAAAAGAAAAAAACGCCGGTAAAAAACGTGGGCCAAAGCCTAAAGACAAGTCGGGTAAAAAATAGTAAATGAACCAGCTCGCACGAAAAGCGCCCTCGCTATCACTGGTCACAAACTCTAGTGCTGGAACCGAGTGGGATCAACTGCCCGAAGTAAAGCGTGAGTTAGCCAGCGACCGTGAGCGTATCGTGAAGCACTTAATCGATTTAGAAAACCAAGGGGGAAGCATGCGAGCCATCGTTGATAATTTTATTGCCCAGGTAAAGTATAACCGTTTATCAAATGACATTAATAAACTTGCCCTAAAGCTGGGCCGGAAAGACAACCCACCGTCACGTGCCACGCTCTATAACTGGATAGCGGCTTTTAAAGAACATGGCATTATGGGCTTGATTAAAAAACACAAAGGTTCAGAGCGTAAAATATATGGATGGGAAGCCGTGGCCTTGCGCTATTACTCGCAACCGCAAAAACCGGGCATCGATACGGTAGCACTTTGGTTACGTCGAGACGGCTTTGATACGGCGACTAATGCCCGTGTACGCAGTTATATAAAATCAATGCCAGCCAACTTAAGTGAAAACTCACGTAAGCGTTTAGGTGCAAAAGAACACCGCGATACTCAGAAAAGTTTTGTTCGGCGTGACACAACTGTAATCCCAGTTGGTTATATCTACCAAGGCGATGGCCATACGATAGATGCTTACCTCGGCCATCCGCAAACCGGTAAAAGCTGGAGACCAGAGTTAACGGTTTGGATCGATGTTCGCTCGCGTTACATTGTCGGGTGGTTTATCTCAGAGAGCGAATCCGCACTGTCGACTTTGTTTGCTTTGTCTCACGCACTCATGCAGCACGACCATGTACCCGCGATGTTACATATAGATAACGGAGCCGGTTTTAAGTCAAAAATGGTCAACGACAAGAGCCGTGGGTTTTACGCACGGTTTTCGATTGAGACTATTTTTAGTATACCGGGCAACCCAAAAGGCAAAGGCCAGGTCGAGCGATGGTTTCGCACTTTGCGAGATCAACATGACAAAATGTACGACACCTACTGCGGCCATGACATGGCCCCGGATGTACTTAATAAAATAGTACGTGATGCCAAAGCGAATAAATACGAACTGCCCACCTTGCAAGATTACACCGCATCGTTAGCAACTTTTATCGAGCAATACAACAACACCGTCCATAGTGCATTAGACGGCAAAACACCCGCTCAACTTTGGGCAACCTTAGAACGTGTACCGATAGAGATACCCGCCCACGCAATCTGTTGGCCACAGAAAGAAGTGAATGTTAAGCGCCAAGGTTTCCGGCTAGATAAACGCGAGTACATGGCCCCAGAGCTACAACAATACAACGGTACAAAGTTAGTCGCGGAATACAACGTTCATGATGATTCAATAGTAAGAGTACTCACCCAAGATGAACGCTGGATATGTGATGCCAAGTTAGTAAACAAAGCACACTATTTACCGGCATCACGTATTGAAGAAAATGAACATAAGCGGCTCAAAGGTCAAACCAAACGATTGCAATCACGGATTGATGAGAATGAAAAACGCGTGGGTAGCAATATCACCCATGACCAAGTGCTTGACGGCATCAATAATTTTACCGGTGAACTTGATGAAATAGAAACGCCGAAGCTTGAGCAGGATACTAAACCCAGCATCGATTTACTCACGCCGCTGTTAAACGAGATTACCCATGCGGATGAACAAAAATCAGAAATATTTCTGGATGACCATCACGTAGTGGAAGAAGAAAAAACATCAACCATTGATTTATCACGTAACTCACACAACGACAAGGGGGAGCTATGAAAACTGGTGTAGTAGGGTCTGACATAGGAGTAGTGGCCGGTACCGACATGGGCGCTACCGACATAAACAAATGGCCTGAGCATTACACGGCTGTTGATGTGCAAAGCATTAATATCATTAATTCATGGTTATCGTCAGATGCGCAATTAGAGAATGGCCACCCACGAACAAAGGCAGCTTTAGCGCGTTTGTGTAACGTTAAAGACAGCACGTTTAGCCAGGTACTCAGCGGAAAGTATACATCCAGCCCCAGCAAGTTTATCTCAGCTGCGTTAGATTTTTTAGAGCGTGATACACACAGAGGGATAACCGGTGTAGAAATCCCGCTGTGCAAAACATCCGTTTACAGCACTGTGTTACTCGTTTGCCAACGTGCGCATCAGCATAGAGACTTTGGGATTATCTCAGGCCAAAAAGGCATCGGTAAAACCTTTACTCTCATGCACTATGCAGCAACGACCCCAAGTGCGGTTCTAGTCGAGGGCGTTCCGCAAATGACGCCGATGTTGTTTTTAAGTGACATCGTTAAACAGCTCAAGATTTCGATTGATTGCAGTACCGCCTTTAATCGCTCACGCGGTGGCACTAAGGATGAAAAGATGACGGCTATTATCGAATATTTCAAATCAAAAGATGCGCTGTTGATTTTAGACGAGGCCGAAAAAGTGAACGCGAATACTCTGGAGTACGCACGTCGAATATCAGACCTCGCAGATATCGGCTGTGTGTTATCGGGTGCGGAAGCGTTGCGAGGGCTGGTTAAGTCGATCGATGGCAAACACGGACAGATTAGTTCGCGGGTCGGGTTTTGGCCCCCGTTGATTGAGGGTATCTCAAAGAAAGATTGCAACTTGATTGTGAAAACCGTGCTGAATAATTACGGCTATGAAACCAATACAAAGTTAAATAATGCGTTTTGGGATATGTGCGAAGCACGAGCAAGGGTGTTAGCAAAACTATTACGTAACTTAATTGAAATGGGTTTACGCAAAGACTATCCGTTAAGCGTAGACCTGGTGATTGAAACCGGTAAACAAGCCATGGGTTTAGAAGAACCCAAAGGAGCAAAGTAATGATGACTCAAATTAATAACAACTTCTACAGCAATGCGATGATCGAAGACAAAGCGCAGCAATATGTAAAGCTGGGTGTTTGGGAATTATTCGGTGTGCGCTTCGATACGTTTTTAGAACACAGTGATTTGATTATGGATAACATCGGCGCGATCGCACAATACGCATTGGGTGTGATCGGTAAAAATGACAACAACAAAGAAGTGGTCAGCAACATACAACTACACTGGGAAAGCATCAACGCGTTTGCCGGTGATCCTGTTGTACCGTCTGATCCATTGACAGAAGAAATCATGAAGGGTGAAAAGCTCCCGCATTTTTTACGCAAGCAGGCGGATTAATATCAATGGTCGTTAAATCTGTCTGCATTGCGTGTGGTTACATTCAGCCCTTACAGGCAGGGTTGCAATATGCTCAAGCTAAAAAAGCCATGGCGGGTTTTTTATTAATGGCACCTGGCTTGGCGGATCACATTGCCATGTACCTTGATTTATTCTCTCCGGGTGAACGTGTCATACGCAATGATCGCCTCGCAAAATTGATAAGAACTATCGGCAGGTGTGAAAGCCGCCGAGATCGAACGCAATGGCCGCGTATGGCCAGCACCGTTAGAAAGCTGGAAGTTAGCTTTTGATGCGGTGATCGAAAAACGTGACACACTCACGTTGCCACTTAAAAACCACGGCTACTTATATACGATACTCGCAAACCAAGCATCGAAGTATCAAGGCAAACAAGAAAAGAAAAAAGAGCAACGCGCCCAAAGTAGGCCAAGCAATCGAAATGCAAAACCGAAAAAAGCCATTAATACAATGGCAGCGCAAAGCAGTAACGCGACTGGCTTTGCGAGTGATGCAAAGCAATCAATGCGACGCAAAACAAAACAAGCTTTAAAACAGTCTCAAACCCCCATCGAAGAGGAATCGAACCATGAGTAAAGCAGCATTAAAAGAAACAGTTCAAGAAACTGAAATACCCAAGGGCTACGTGCTCAACGCCCAAGGGCATCTTGTCCATAAGTCCGCGTTATCTGATCGCGATAAAGAATGCGACAAAGTCGTTAAGTTAATGATCAAAAAAGCCAAGAACGTACGTGAAGAGCTGGCAGACTTTAAAATGGAA